GAAAAAGCATGGAGTAAGCCCGCCGTTAGAGCTGGACAAGCGAAAACAGCGCAGGCTTGCAAGAAAAATGGCAAGACAGATAAATAAAACCTTGCCAACAGCAGCAGAAACATTGACGGCAGCTATTAACCGCTGGGCGCAGAGTATAAAGCCAGCACTGGCGACATTATGCGAGAACGTAGCAGCGGCGTTTAGCAATATGGCAGCAGGATTGAGAGAAGAAAGCGAGGCGGTAGAAAATGACTAATATTTTACTGGGAATTATAGCACTGGAATTGCTGGCTATATTTTCAAAGCTGGACAAACTGGAAGAGAGGGGCAGAGAGAATGAATAACGTATCACTTACAGGGCGGCTTACAAGAGAGCCAGAGCTTAGATATGGCGGGCAGGACAATAGCACAGCTATTACCCGCTTTACGCTTGCAGTAGACGACGGGAAAGACACAGATTTTATAAATATTAAGTGTTTCGGACGTACTGCGGAATGGGCGCAGAAATGGTTAAGCAAAGGCAGCAGGGTAGAGGTTACGGGCAAGATTAAAACAGGCAGCTACGAGAGCCAGCGCACGGGCAGCAAGGTATATTACACAGAGGTTGTGGCAAATAGCGTAGGTTTTGGAGAGAGTAAAGCAGAGGCAGAGGCGAGAGGGCAGCAGCTGCCGGAGAGTGACGGGTTTATGAATATCCCAGAGGGAGCAGACGAAGAGCTGCCGTTTAATTAACAGAAAGCGAGGTACAGAACATGGAGCAGGAAGAAACAAAGACAACAGCGGCGGCAGGGGCAGAAATGCCGCCAGAGGCTGAAAGCTGGGTACAGCTGCACGAAAGCGAATTAACGGAGCTGATGCAGAAACAGGCAAAGGCTGCAATAACGGAACTGAAAAGACAGGAAAAGCAGGAACGGAAGAAAGAGAAATACCACAACACTTTTACGCTTATGAAATGTTACCGTGATGCGGTTTTTCATATCGAGAACGCAATAAGCGACGGGCAGCAGTTAGAGCTTAAGGGTATGACGGACGAGCAGCAGCGTACATACTTAGAGAGTATCAGACGCACACGCTTTAAGACATTGATAATGACAGCGCATATAGACAAGGCGGTAGAAGAGATAGAGCGCCGCAGAGAGGCAGCAGGCAGAGGCGTAGAGTACAAGGCTTTTGAAATGTATTTCATGCAGGGTATGGACTATGCGGAAATTGCAGAGCAGCTGGACACAGGAAAGAATACACCGAGGCGCTGGGTAACAGGTATCATAAATGAGCTGTCAGTATTATTGTGGGGGATTGATGAAGAGCGCACAGCTGGCGTGGTAAAGTAATGGTAAAAACGTGGTGTTTACATGGGAAAACAAAAGAGATACAATGGTAGCATGAAATGAGTAGGCGATAGCTTAAGCCATGTGCGGCAGCAGTTGCCTACTCTTTTTCTATTCATTCTTTAGCCTCCACCCAGCGCATGAAACTTAGGGCGCTGGGGAATGAAGAAAGAGAGGGGACAGTATGAAAGCATGGGCTAAGAGTTTTTATTTATCAGCGGCATGGGAAAAAACCAGAGCCGCTTATTTAATGTCACAAGATTATATTTGTGAACGCTGCGGGCAGCCCGCAAAGATAGTGCATCATAAGCGCTGGCTTAACAGAGAGAACATAAACGACATAAGCGTTACGTTATGCTGGGATAACTTAGAGGCGTTGTGCCAAGACTGCCACAACAAGGAACACCACAAACAGGAGAGACATAAGCGGTATCGGTTCGACGAGAATGGCGGCATACTCCCCCCATATCAGAAAAATAATTAAAGGGGGCGAATACCGAGGGGGATACCCTAAAATTACCCTACGGGCGTGCGCACGGGTGGTGTAGGGGGTGTGGTGCGGCGCAGGAATGGAAAGCGGGGTAAAGGAATGGCAACAAAGAAAGAGAAAACCAAAGAACAGAGGATAAAGACCGAAAAGACCAGACTTAAGGGTATTTTCAAGGACTTAGACGAAAACAAAAGAAAATTAGTAACGCCGCTGATAGAAAAGGCTGCATTTATGAGCGTTGAGCTGGACGACTTGCAGGCGAAACTTGAAAAAGACGGCTGGACGAGTGAGTACCAGAACGGGCAGAACCAGTGGGGGACAAAGAAAAGCCCAGAGGCAGAAACTTACATAGCGCTTAGTAAGAACTATGCAGCAGTGATTAAGCAGCTTACGGAATTAGTACCAGCTGCGAAACGAAAGACAAGCAGGCTGGCAGCTTTGCGGGAAGAGTAAGCAATATTGCCGCCTTATCGAAACTATATCTATGAGTACCACGCAAAGATTACAAGCGGCGAAATCATAGCGGGAAAATGGATAAAGAAAATATACGAAATCATTATAAACGGGCTGCAAAAGCAGGAGTATTTTTTTAATGCAAAGGCTGCAAATAAGGCTATACGGTTCATAGAGAACTTTTGCCACCACAGCAAGGGGCGTAATGATTTAATCAAGTTGGAGCTATGGCAGAAAGCCATAGTTTCTGTTATTTTTGGCATACAAGACGCAGAAAAAATACGTATTTTCCGTGAAATTTTTATTGTAATTGGAAGAAAAAACGGAAAAAGTTTATTTGCATCTGCGATTATTGCATATATGGCGTACTTAGAGCCGGAGTATGGACAAGAAATATACTGCTTAGCGCCGAAATTAGACCAAGCGGCGCTGGTGTATGACGGATTTTATCAAATGGTACAGGCAGAGGACGAGTTAGCGGAGCTGGCAAAGAAACGGCGCAGCGATATTTATATTGCGGAGAGCAACACGGTAATAAAACCGATTGCTTTTAACGCCAAGAAGTCAGACGGATTTAACCCGCAGCTTGTGGTATGTGATGAAATGGCAGCATGGAGCGGGGACGCTGGACTAAAGCAGTATGAGGTTATGAAATCCGCTTTAGGCGCACGTACTCAACCTATGATATTGAGCATAAGCACTGCCGGATATATCAACGACAGTATTTATGATGAACTAATGAAACGTAGCACAAGTTTCTTAAAAGGAAACAGCAAAGAGCGCAGGCTATTACCATTCCTTTACATGATTGATGATGTGGAGAAGTGGAACGACATAGACGAACTGAAAAAGGCTAACCCTAACATGGGTGTATCCGTAAAAGAAAGTTTCTTTATGGACGAGATAGCCGTAGCAGAGGGCAGCTTAAGTAAAAAAGCAGAGTTCCTTACAAAGTATTGCAATATTAAGCAGAACAGCTCTATTGCATGGCTGGAATATCAGACAGTAGAGAACGCCGGAGTAGAAAAGACCTTAGAGGACTTTAGGGACTGCTACGCAGTGGGCGGTATTGACTTAAGCCAGACAACGGACTTAACGGCAGCAAGTGTGGTTATTCAGAAAGACGGCACGCTGTATGCGTTTACGCAGTTCTTTATGCCACGGGGCAGGCTGGAATACTTACAGGCTACGGACGGTGTGCCGTATGACATATTTGTTAAAAAGGGGCTGATAACCTTAAGCGGCGAGAATTACGTAGACTACCACGACGTTTACGGCTGGTTTACTATGCTGCTGGAAGATTACGGCATACGACCTTTGAAAATCGGCTACGACAGATACAGCGCCCAGTACCTTATTACCGATATGGCAAATTATGGCTTTCACATGGACGACGTTTACCAAGGCGAAAACCTTACACCAGTTATACGGGAGTTTGAGGGCATCATAAAAGACGGCGATTTTAAGATTGCCGACAACAATTTACTAAAGACACATTTCTTAAATGTTGCGCTTAAGCACAACATGGAAACAAGAAAATTCAGACCTATAAAAATCGAGCAGCGGGCGCATATCGACGGCTTTGTATCTGTCATAGATGCAATGACCGTGCGGCAGAAATACTGGGAAGAGTGCGGCGAGCTGCTTAAAAATGCCGCATAGAAAGGAGTGTAAACGGCATGAAATTTTTAGACTATCTTTTCCATGGCAAAGAATTAAAAGCCATAGGTAATTATTTCAAAATGCTGAACGGATACAGCCCGACGTTTACCAGCTTTAGCGGCGGCGTGTATGAAATGGATTTAACCAGAACGGCTATAAATAATTTTGCTACACATTGCAGCAAACTAAAGCCGGAGATAGAGGGCAGCGCCCTTAAATCGCTGGAAAAGACATTGCAGCATAAACCCAACTACTTCATGGATACAACAAAATTTATAAAGCGTCTGGCAACGTATGTAGCGGTGGAACACACCGCTTTTATTATACCTATCGAGGACGAATACGGGCGCTTATGTGGCTGGTATCCGCTGCGGGCTGAACGCTGCGAGGTGGTAGAGAGTGAGGGGCAATTATATTTACGGTATCTGTTTGCAAATGGCAGCTATGGCGCTATTGAGTTTGAGCGTGTAGGCATTATGACAGACTTTGAATATAAAGACGACCTTTTCGGAGAGGACAACAGCACACTTGCACCAACTATGCAGCTGATACATACGCAGAATGAGGGAATTATAAACGCTGTAAAAAATTCTGCAAATATCCGTTTTCTGGCAAAGGTGGCAAATATGCTGAAACCAGAGGATATAAAGAAAGAGCGGAAACGCTTTACAGAGGATAACTTAAGCGCTGACAACGATAGCGGCATGATTATTTATGATAACAAGTTTAGTGAACTGAAACAGGTAGAAAGCAAACCGTATACACCAAACGCATTGCAGATGCAGCACATACAGGAAAATGTATGTACGCATTTTGGTACAAATATGGATATTCTGCAAAATAAATTCGATGAAAATACGTGGAACGCTTACTACGAGGGGAAAATAGAACCGTTTGCAATACAGCTATCGCTTGTTATGACAAATATGAGCTTTACAGAGAGAGAAAGAGCCTGCGGCAATGCTATTTTCTTTTCTGCAAACCGCCTACAATACGCCAGCAACGCCACAAAGTTAAGCGTAAGCACACAGCTTTTTGACCGTGCGTTACTGAACAGAAACGGCGTAATGGATATATGGAACATGGCACACGTTGAGGACGGGGAAAAGTATTATATCCGAAAGGAATATACAGAGGTAAGCGAGCTGCACAAAGGAAGTGAGCAGCCAGTTATCATACAGCAAGTACAACAGCAGACAGAACCAGCAGCAGGAGAAGAGCCGCAGAACGGACAGGAAGAGAAAGAGGGTGTAAATAATGCCAGTTAAGAAAGAGCGGGAATATAGAACGCTGGTAGCGCCTCTGGTAGCGCAGAGTTCCGGCGAAAAGCGTATACAGTCGGAGTGCTACGTAGAGGGCTACGCCACTACATTTAATGCGCCATACCTTTTATATGAGTTTGAGGACGGCACAAAGATTTACGAAAGAATAGATGCACACGCATTAGACAGCGCAGACATGAGCGACGTTATTATGCAGTACGACCATGAGGGCAGAGTATTTGCCAGACAGTCAAATAATACGCTGATTTTAGAGCCGGACGTAAAGGGGCTTTTTGTGGCAGCAGACTTAAGCCGGACAGACTTAGCCCGTGGGCTGTATCAGGACATAAGCGCAGGAATGATTACTAAAATGTCATGGGCGTTTACAGTGGCAGAGGAAAGTTACGACAGAGAAACACATACAAGAACAATTTTGAAAATCAAAAAGGTTTATGATGTATCAGCCGTGAGTATTCCGGCAAATAACGATACTGAAATAAGCGCCCGTGCTTTTGCGAGTAGGAGTTACGAGCGGGAGCGGCAGGAGTTGCTTAAGAGGCGGGCAGCAATACTAAAGATTAAGGCGAGCTTATAAAAACCAAAACAAAAAGGAGAACACAGACTATGAGATTAAAGGAAATTGAGGCAAGATTAGCCGAAATCAAAGAAGAGCTTAACACCAGAGCAGCGGAGCTTACGGACGAGGAAATTACAAAACTGGAAACAGAGGTAACAGACTTGCAGGAAGAGCGCACTACTTTACTGACAGCGGCAGAGAAACGTAAAAAGCTGCTTGAAAGAATTGCAGCAGGAGAGCCGACAGGTGGAGCGGGAGCAGATACCACGCTGCTTAGAAATTTCAAGGGAGCAGGCGGCGCAGGAGCAGGAGAACCAGAGGACAAATACGACACTACGGCATACAGAAAAGCGTTTATGAATTATGTATGCAGAGGCGTTGCTATTCCGGCAGAGTACAGAGCAGCTGAAACCACCACCACAGCAGACAGCGGCGCTGTAATTCCGACAACTATTATGAATGAAATTATCCAGAAACTGGAAAGCTACGGCAGCATTTATGCAAAGGTGCGTAAGATTAACGTACAGGGCGGCGTTTCCATTCCGATTGCAGACTTAAAGCCTACTGCACACTGGATTACAGAGGCAAAGAGCAGCGACGACCAGAAAGCATCTGCTAAAAATTCCGTAACTTTCAATTATTACGGTTTGGAGTGCAAAATTTCCCAGAGCATTTTAGCGAATGTAGTAACGCTGAAAATGTTTACTGATTTGTTTGTACCTATGGCAACAGAGGCAATGGTAAAGGCTATTGAAATTGCCATTTTCAACGGTACAGGCGAGGGGCAGCCGCTGGGCGTTCTGAAAGACAACAGGGTAACAGCTGTAATTACTCTGACACCGGAAGAGTACGCAAGCTGGAACGGCTGGCATAAGGTAAAAGGCAAAATGAAAAAGGCGTACAGAAACGGCAGCTTTGTTATGAACCAGTCCACTTTTGATACTGGCATTGACGGTATGGAAGATAAGAACGGGCAGCCTATTGGACGCACAAACTACGGCGTAAACGGAGAGGAAACATACCGTTTCATGGGTAAGAATGTGGAAACTGTAGAGGACGACGTTTTACCGAGCTGGGACGACGCAAACGAGGGCGACGTAATCGCAGTATTTATGAATTTCTCTGATTACGTTATCAATACCAACATGGAAATGCAGGTAGTGAAGTGGACAGACCACGACAACAACAAGATTAAGAATAAGTGCTTAATGGTAGTGGACGGCAAAGTAGCTGACGCTGCGGGCATTATCTTAGTTAAAAAGGGCGTAACAGCAGTGTAAGAAAGCGAGGTAGAGCATGAAAGGATACTTAGACGCAAAAGAGCTGGAAAGCTATAAGAAAGAGGATTTGCAGGAACTGGCAAAGCAGCTGGGCGTAGATGCAGAGGGAACAAAGAAAGAAATTGCTGCACGCTGCGCAGCCGTCGAGGTAGATATACCAGACAACAGCGAGCTTACGGAAGAGGACAAAAAAGTAGCAGCCGAGGCAGCGGCAGAGGCAGCAGCCAAAGCCGAAGAGGAAAAGGCAGCGGCAGAGGCAGCAGCTAAAGTCGAAGAGGAAAAGGCAGCGGCAGAGGTAGCAGCCAAAGCCGAAGAGGAAAAGGCGGCGGCAGAGGCAGCAGCTAAAGACGAAGAGGAAAAGAAAGCAGCAGGGCTGGTAAAAGTAAAAGCACAGCGTCGTTTCCTTGACAAGGAATTAAACCAGATTAAGGATACTGGGGACGTTTACACCGTAAGCAGAGAACGTGCAGCAGTTCTGAAAGAGGCAGGCGTAGCAGAAGTAGCAGAGTAAGAAAGAGGGTGCGGGCTATGGCAGCATATACCACTACATTAACCGAGAAGATGCGGGCGGCGCTGCGTATCAGCAGCACCAGTGAGAAAATCACAGAAGAAATAAACGACTGTATAGCCGCCTGCAAAATGGATTTGCAGGACGTAGGCGTAAAGAAACTGGACGAAACAGACGCACTGATTATTAGGGCAATTACCTTATACTGCAAGGCAGAGTTTGGCTATTCCGATAAATCAGAGCAGTTTTGGAAGTCTTACGAGTGCTTGAAAACTCATTTAAGCCTATCCAGCGAATACACAGGCGGCGAAACGCCGGACAATATAGACGACGAGGTAAACGAGGACGATATTAAGAACTTATTCGGATAGGAGAAACAGACAGAATGGCGATTAAAAGAGTAACTTATAATACGCTGTCTTATCTGGTAGCGGAAATTAAAGACCGCTACGCAGAGAAAAGCGCCATAGGAGCGCTGGGGGGGCTTGATAAGGTAGCGGTAGAAAATCTGGCAGACGATTTGAAAAACCTTATAAACGGCAAGGCAAATGCAGCCACCACGCTTGCGGGTTATGGCATCACAGACGGAATGACAGCGACGGAGATAGCAAGCGCTATTTCCACGGCGATTGCCGGAACAGACCATTTAAGCCGTGTAATGGTAGACAGCACGGCAGATATTGACGTAGCGGCAGACGGCGCAGAAAAGAAAATCTACATGGTAAAGAATACCGACGGAGAGGCGGGAAATCTTTACAGTGAGTACATGGTAATTGACGGAAAGCTGGAAAAGGTAGGCGACTGGAAAGTGGACTTAAGCAGCTATGCAAAGACTGCGGAAGTAACGGCAGCCATTGCAAATGCGCTGACAGCATACGCCAAGACCGCAGATGTTACTAAGGCAATCAATGCAGCAGTAGCGGGACTTATCCAACTGGACGACTTAAGCGTAGCGTCTACGGGGGCAGGCAATGTAGTAACAGGGCTTGCGTATGACAACAAGACAGGAAAATTTACAGTAACCAAAGGACTTACTGCACTTACAGAGGCAGACTTTACAGAGATTACGCAGCAGGAAGTAAAAGCCATGTTTGCGTAAGTGAGGTGCTGGTATGAGGTGGTTTAGCCTTGCCAGCTTAAAGGCGCTGGTATCAGAGATAACAGCCAGAGAAAACAGCAATATGCAGGCTGTAAATGATACGTTTTCAGAAGTCTACGACAATATGGAAACGCTGGACGGGCGCATAGATGCTTTAGAGCATAAAACCGACGCTGCATATCTGGGTAACTGTTATTGCGGTAGCGTCTATTTGGGCTATGTGTCCGAAACGGACACCTAAAGGAGTGGTAAAAATGGACTGGATAGACGAGATAACGCTAATAAGCGAGGTAAGCGGAGAAAACAGGGTAAATAAAAACGGCTTTGCAGTAAAGCCGGAAGAAAGCGCCAGCACTGTATTCTGTAATAAAAAATCAGTAGGGTACAGTGAATATTTTAAGAGCCAGCAGACAGGAAAGCTGGTAGAGGCAAAGTACGAGGTACACAAGGCAGATTATGGCGGCGAGGACGTAGTAGAAGTAAACGGGCGGCGCTATTTTGTACTTAAGACCTACGATACAGGGACAGACACCATAGAGCTTACGCTTACAGATTTACGCCACAGAAACGAGGTGTAAGCATGGGAGAATTTAATACAGTCGGGCTGGAAGATATTATAGACGCTTTCGGCAGGAGAGAAACCGCCACGGTTGAGGCAGTACCGAAAATGCTTAAGGCTGGCGCAGATGTGCTGATAGAGGCACAGAAAGCAGAGGCACAGGCAATGGGACTGAACGAAACGGGCGGTTTTATCAATTCCATAAAAGCTACGGACGTAAAGGGCGACGATACGGAGAAATACGTAGAGATATACCCGCAGGGACGGGCAGGGCATGGAAACGACAGGAAAGGCGATAAAAGCAAAGTGCGCTATGCAACAATCGGCTTTGTGGCAGAATACGGGACAAGCAGCCAGCAGGCACGCCCGTATATGACAACGGCAAACGCCAAGGCGCACGAAAAGGTAGTAGAGGCGCAGCACAGTATATGGGAGAGTGAAACGGGCAAATGAGCATACAGGAGATTTTAGAAAGCGCAGGGCTGCCAGCCCAGAGGGGCGTATACACTGGACGGGATAAGCCGGACGCATACTATACGTTTCTGCGGCTGCTGGGTACGTCTGCGGTAAATGCAGACGACGAAGAGAAAGAGCGCAAGGAAATGTATAGAGTTACGCTTTTCCATAAGGGCGATTTTGAGGCGCAGCTTGATAAGACAAAAGAGGTATTGATAGCAGCAGGCGTTTATATCAACAGCATAGATGCAGAAAGCTACGAAACAGAAACGGGGTACTGGTTAGTGCCTATCACAGTCGAGATTTTGAAAGAGGAGTGATTAAACAATGACACTGGGACTGAAAGATTTATATTATGCCGTATGCACAGAGGCAGACGGCGTAGAAAGCTACGGAGCGCCTAAGAAAATGGCAGAGGCAATGACAGCCGATTTATCCGTAAAGACCGCAGACGGCAGTTTATATGCAGACGATACGTTAAGCGAGAGCGTCACGGAGTTTGCAAGCGGCACGCTTAAGCTGGGAATTAAAGACCTTACGCCGGAAGTGCTGGCAGAGCTGCTGGGGCAGGAAGTGGACGAGAACAGCGTAGTATGGGCTGGAAAAGAGGACGAGCCGCCGTATGTTGCGGTAGGGTTCAGAGCAAAGAAAACGGGCGGCAAATACCGCTATGTATGGCTGCTTAAAGCAAAATTCAAAGTACCGTCTGAAAAGTATGAAACTAAGGGCGAGAGCATCAAGTTTAATACGCCGGACATTGAGGCAGATTTTACAGCCAGAAAGAAAGATAACCGCTGGAAAGCAGACTTTGTGGGAACAGAGGACAGTAAGGCGGCTAAGACATGGTTTACAGCCGTACCCGAACCGGCAGCGGCAATGCAGGAAGTATAAGAGAAAGGAGAGAGGCGCAGCGCAGGCTGCGCCTTAATTTATAGCATGAGCGCAATTAAAGACGGACGTATGCCCGTAGAACTGAACGGCAAGACCTATTATTTACTGTTTTCCCTTAATGCACTGGACGAGATGCAGGACAGATTTGGGGGATATGACAAGCTGGACAAGGCTTTTGACCAGAGTAACCCGACCATGATTAAAGATTTACGCTGGTTGCTTACCCTCATTATCAACGAGGGCATGGAAGAGGGAGAAACACCGCTTACAGAGCAGCAGGTAGGTAAGTTAATTCATATCGGCAATCTGCCGCAGATTAAAGACGCTATTTTCTCTGCTTTTGTATATTCCACAAACGGCGGGGAAGAGAAAGAGGCAGCAGACGGAGAGGCAGACACAACAGAAGAGGGAAACAGAGTAGCCGTGCAGGACGAATAGACACCGCACGGCTGCTTTATATAGCAATGGCTATGCTGCATTACACGGAAAGCGAGGCGTGGAAAAAGACACCTTACCAGATTATTAAGCTATTCGGCTATCACAAGGAGTATAACCCGCACATTTTCGGGCAGGAAAGCAGCAGCGCACCAGCACAGGCAGCAGAGGGCATGGACGACATAGACATAGCGTTAGGGGGCTTGTAAATCATGGCTGATAAAACAGACAATATTAAAACCAAACTTAGTTTTGACGGCGAGGCACAGTATAAAGCAGCCTGCAAAGAGATTAACAGCACCCTTAAGCTGCTTAACTCTGAAATGAAACTTGTAACGGCAGAGTATAAGAGCAATGCGAGCAGTGCAGAGGCGCTGAAAGCCAAGCAGGAAGTATTACGCAAAACTTACGACGAACAAAAGAAAAAGGTAGAGGAAACAGAAAAAGCCCTTGCAAAGTGCAAAGAGGCTACAGGAGAGAACAGCGAGGCAAGTAAAAAGCTGGAAACGCAGCTTAATTACCAGAAAACAGCCCTTGCGAATACAGAAACAGAGTTAGGAAAGACCACTACAGAGCTGGACAAGGCAGAAAAAGCCGCAGACGGAATGGGAAACGAGGTAGAGGACAGCGGCAAACAGGCGAAAGAGGCAACAAGCAAATTCAGTGGCTTTACAGAGGTTGTAAAAAAGGTTGCAACAGCAACGGCAGCAGCGGTGGCGGCAATCGGCACGGCAGCCGTAGCAGCAGGCAAGGCACTTTATGATATGGCGAGTGATACGGCATCTGCGGGCGACCAGATAGACAAGGAAAGCCAGAAAATGCAGATAAGCGCAAGCCTATACCAGCAGTTAAGCTATGCCTGCGAGAGAAGCGGCAGCAGCGTAAGCGACTTAACAAAAGGCGTTAAGAACATTACTACAGAGCTGGGGAAAACAGCAGAGGGAGCGAAAGGCGCAGGGGCAAGTTTTGAGGCTATCGGCGTATCGCTGAAAAATACAGACGGAAGTATAAAAAGCACGGAGCAGGTGCTTTTAGAGAGCATAGACGCACTGGCGGGCATGGAAGATGAAACACAGCGAAATGCAGCCGCACAGGATATTTTTGGAAAGAGCGCAGCCGAGCTTTTACCGTTGCTTAATTCTGGCGCAGACGGAATTAAGCAGCTTATGGACGAAACAGAAGAATACGGCATGATAATGTCAGACGAGGCAGTAGCAGCAAGCGCAGCGTTTGAGGACAGTTTAAGCCGCCTGCAATGGACATTTAGCGGCGTAAAGAACAGTATCACTGGCGAAATGCTGCCGTCTATCACAATGATTATGGACGGGCTAAGCGACCTTATGGCGGGGCAGGACGACGCAGGCGAGAAGATAAAGCAGGGCGTTACTGGAATAATCAGCAATATTTCACAAATGATACCGCAGATATTGGAAGTGATAACGAATATAGCAGGGGCAGTGCTGGAAAGCGCACCCTCTATTATGCAGGCATTGGCGCAGGGAATTATAACGGCGCTGCCTACGTTATTGCCGACCATAACAAACGTAGTAACCAGCATTGCAACTATGCTGATACAGTTACTGCCGCAGATTTTAGAGGCGGGTATGCAGATACTCATAAGCCTTGCGCAAGGTATCGCACAGGCGCTGCCTACATTGCTGCCGACAATCGTAACGGTGGTTACGAACATTGTAACCATGCTGATAGAAAATATACCGCTGCTGATTACAGCAGCCTTACAGCTTATTACAGGGCTGGCGCAGGGACTGGTAGCAGCGTTGCCCGTACTGATTGAGGCGCTGCCGGAAATCATAACGGCTATCATAAATGCGTTGATTGAGGGTATACCGCTTATTATCGAAAGTGCGGGCGATATTATAGTTGCGCTGATTGACGGCATCATAGATGCAATACCGCTTTTAATCGCAGCTATGCCGCAGATTGTTGCAGCCATTGTAACAGGACTGATTACGGGGCTGCCTAAGATTTTGACGGCAGCAGGCAAGCTGGTAACAACAATCATAAACAAGATAAAAGAGCTGCCTACTCTGATACCGCAGGCAATCGCTGCGGGCGTTGAGAAAATAGCAGAGTGGGGCGCAAATATGCAGGAAAAAGGCGACACGGTTATAACAGATTTTGTAACGAAAGTTATAGATATTGTTAAGGAGCTGCCGCAGAAAATCTGGAACAGTATAGTAAGCGCAGTTACCAGAGTGGCTACATGGGGCGCAAATATGCAGACCAAAGCCAAAGAAGTAATGAACACAATGCTTACGAACATTGTAACGATTGTGAAAGAAACGCCTGCTAAAATCTGGAACAGCATAGTAGGAGCAGTTACCAGAGTGGCTACATGGGGCGCAAATATGCTTACGAAAGCCAAAGAGGTAATGAACACAATGGTAACAGGCATTGTTACTATCGTGAAAGAAGTACCGCAGAAAATCTGGAACAGCATAGTAGGAGCAGTTACCAGAGTGGCTACGTGGGGTACAAATATGCTTACGAAAGCCAAAGAGGTAATGAATACAATGGTAACAGGCATTGTTACTATCGTAAAGGAAATACCAGAGAAGATATACAACAGCATTTCCGGCGCAATTTCCAAAGTGGCTACATGGGGTACAGAAGTAAAGAACAAAGCCGTAGAGGGCATGAAAAATGTAATTACTGGCATAACCGACGTATTTAAGGATATTGGCAGTACGTTTGCTGGGTTCGGTAAGAACATGGTAGAGGGCATCTGGAACGGCATACATGGAGCTACGCAGTGGATAAAGGACAAAATAAGCGGCTGGGTAGGTAATGTTACCGACTTCCTTAAGGGATTATTTGGAATTAACAGCCCGTCTAAGCTGATGCGTGACGAAATCGGCGTATATCTGGCGCAGGGTATCGGCGTTGGCTTTTCTGATGAAATCGGCGGCGTTAAGAAAATGATTGAGGACAGCGTACCGCAGGAGTTCGACGTAGGCGCAAAGGTAAACGTAGGCAAAGAGCTTACAGACGATTACGACGACAAAAAGCCAAAGCCGAGAGGTGGCGGCAGTGCAGCAGGCGGCGTAGTTGTCAATCAGTATATTTATGCGAATACTACGGACTACGCAAAGCAGCAGAAAGAGGCAGCCCGACAGTTCAGAATGATAGCAAGGACGGTGTAACGCATGGAAAATGAAAAACTGACTTACATAAATTCAAGGGGCGAGCGGTTAGAGCTGGGAGTAGACAGCGTATACCATTGCAACATAAGTAAAGACGTAGAGGGCATTTCCGGCGTTACGAGCGTCATTTACAGCACAAACAGTATGGGACAGCACGGCGACACCTACGTAGGGCAGCGTATCGAGGCAAGGGACATAGACGTAGTGGGGCATATCAACACACGGGATAAGGCGCAGGCATTGGAACTGCGCCGCCGTATGCTTAAGATATTTAACCCAGAGCTTAGCGCTACGCTGGTGTATGAGTACGGCGGCTTTAAGCGTGTGATTGATTGCAGGGCGTATGGAGAGCCTAAGATACTAAAGAAAGAGGTACTTTATGAGTTTGATTTACAGATAGAGTGCCTTAACCCGTTCTGGCGGGAGGAGGAAGAAACAAAGGAAGATATAGCAAGCTGGGTGGCTGCGTGGCATTTCCCTTGCGTTATCGAAAAGGACAGCACAAAGAGCATGATATACGGATACCGAGCGGAAAGCGTAATAGTGGACTGCTACAACGAGGGCGACGTATCCACAGGAATGAGGATAAGGTTTACAGCACTGGGGACAGTTTCAAACCCGATACTGCTTAATGTGGATACAGAGGAATTTATACAGATTAACGCCACCATGAAAACGGGCGACGTGATAGAGATTAACACGAAGTACGGCAGCAAGGGCGCTAAGCTGATAAGGGACGGCGTAGAAACCGACTATTTCCGCTACATTGATGTAGACAGTACATTTATGCAGCTTGCCATAGGCGACAATATGTTTAGATATGATGCAGCCAGCGGCGTAAATTCTCTGGAAGTATCCATATTCTACAGCAAGGAATTTTTAGGAGTGTGACGGTATGGAGCTTAGAGTATTCGATAAGACGGTGCAGCCGCTGGGAGCTATAGACGAGCTGGCAAGCCTGCTATGGCATACAAAGTATTTTGACGTAGGAACTTTTAGCCTGCTTGCGCCGATTACGGACAATAACAGCCGTTTGCTGGTAGAGGGCAATTTAATAACCAAGCACGACGGGAAAAAGGAAGTAAAGACCGCTGACGGCGGCGTATGGCGCAGGGCAGCGCAGATAACCTACGTACACATTACCAAAGACGAGAACGGCTTAGAGCAGTTAGAGGCACAGGGCTATATGCTTAGCTGGTGGCTTAATAAGCGCTGCATTTATCCGCAGATTGTGGCAACAGGTACAAACCAGTATCTTATAAACCTTATGGTAAAGAACAACTGCGGCAGCGCAGCAGGCACAAAGCGGCGCTTTCCGTTGTTTACATTTCTGGCGCAGGAAACCATAGACGGTGTGGCGGTTGAATATGCAAACGAGGTATACGCACAGCTGGGGCAGGAAGTAAAAGCAAGGGCGCAGGCTGGAAAGCTGGGCTATGACATTCTGCTTAACGAAAGAGAGGGACTGTTTGGCTTTTATCTGTATAAGGGCAATGACCTTACAGCCACAAATACCGAGGGTAACACGCCCTGCATATTTTCAAGAGATTTTGATAATGTCAACGAGCAGGAATATACCGCCAGTATAGAGAACTGCGGCAACTTTATTTATGTGCAGGGAGCAGCTGACGACGACGGCAGCCAGCCAGTAACAACAGTGGACGGCGAGGGCGCAGCGGGGCTGGATTTGATAGAGGTATTCTGCGACGCTACGGACATTGCCAGAAAGTACCAGCAGGGGGAAACAGAGGTAACAATACCGCTGAATACCTATATTGCAATGCTGAAAACGAGAGGCAGCGCAGAGCTGGAAAACTACGGCAAGAACATAAATTTTGTAAGTACCATAAATACAAATTCAAACTTAAAATTTAAGGCTGATTTTGATTTAGGCGACCGTATTACTTGCAAAGAAACCAAGTGGGGCATACAGATAGATGCACGCATTACAGAAGTAACAGAAACATACCAGAAAGGCGAGGAAACCATAGAGGCGACTTTTGGCGACAGCCTGCCGACACTGGTAGACCAGATTAGGAAAGTGAGGTAGCAGAAATGGCAAACAGCTTACCGTTTAATGCCGTGGCAGTAGACGGAGAGTACGACAGGGTATATAAAGCCGAGGATTGGGCGTGGTACTTTGCTACTTTCATTGCAAACGGCATTTTTCCAAAGCCAAGCGACGGGCTACAGGTGGTAGCTTACAGCGGCATGGAAATAAAAGTAAATGCAGGCTATGCCTTTATAAACGGCTACGCCTTTAGAAATCCTGCAACGCTTAGCGTAACACTGGATACGGCAGAGGGAGCGCTTAACAGGGTGGACAGGGTAGTAGTTCGCTGGGATTTGCCGCAAAGAGATATGTATATTGCGGTGCTGAAAGGCACACCGTCTGCAAAGCCGACAGCAACGGCAGTAACACGCACTACGGAAATATGGGAGCTTGCGCTTGCAGATATTTACGTAGGCAAGGGCGTAACAAGGATACAGACGCAGAATATCACAGACCAGCGGTTTAATAGCGCAGTCTGCGGCATTGTGACGGGAACGGTGGAAGAGATAGACGCAAGCGTGCTTACAAAGCAGTTTACAGACTTTTTCAACACCTACAGCGCAGCCGTGCTGGACGAGTTCAGCACATATAAGCAGAACATGGAAAAGTACCTTACAGAGATTGCGGGCGTATATGACAGCTACGTAAGCAAGACAGAGGGCTTATTTGCGCAGTATGAGAGCCAGTTTAACGAAAGATACAGCAGTTTTGAAAGCACGCTTGACAACTGGGACAAGGAACTTTTAAGCGCCTATACAGAATTTATGGCAAAAATTAAGCTATTCCAGTCGGACGCTGAAAACGAATTTAACACATGGTTTGAGAGTATCAAGGACAAGCTGGGCGAGGACATAGCAGGCAGCCTGCAACTGCAAATTGAAGAGCTGGCAGCAGCCATGCAGGAAGTGAAAAAGCAGGCAGAGGCAGGCACGAAAGAAACCAAAGAGGCAATAGCAGCGCTGGACGAGCGACTTAAGAGAGTAGAAAGCGGCTGGGGCATTGACTATAAGCATGATGCTGTATTGGGATTGTGTTACATGGGTGCAGCATACATGAGCCAGCATTACGAAAGAACAGTAGAAACGGCAGTGTTAGGGGCTACCTACGTGGGTAATTCCTATCTTGCAAATACATTTTAGAAAGGCGGCAGACCATGAAAGGATTTCCTAAAGTATTAAAGACAAAAGAGGATTATTACAACTGCCTTGCTATGGTAGCAAGCGGAGAACTGGCGGCAGCAGATTTGCTGGCGAAAATCGAGAGCGCAGAGAACCAGCGTTATATTGAGTGCGGCGTAGCAGCTGTAGAGGAAGAGAAAAAGGCGGTTACGGTATATTACTGCGACGAGGCAGCGGTAGGTATGAAATTCGTAGCGGGCGACGTATCCGGCACGGTGCAGGGAGTAACACATATCCAGACCGACGAGGCAGCGGCAGCAGGAGAGGCAGGAAACGACAGAACAGCCCTTACACTTTCCAAAGCGGTAAAAGCGGGCTGCAAGGTAATTGCGCTGGAACGCACAGACACCGTGGCAGGAATGACAACAGACGACATTGCAGCACTGAAAGGAGTATTAAAGCAGTATGAGTAGATTATTAGTGGACGACGTTACAAAGACCGACGCAAGGGCGCTTTTGAACGTAAATAAAATGGCTACAATCAGCGATATTGTAGCACCGAGCAATGAGTACATTTACGCCAGCGGAGCAAATGAGCTGACAGTAGTAGAGGGCTGCGTAATTGCCGTGGGCGGCGCTGGAATTTTCAAGACAGCGAATACCATTCTTACGGCTGCTAATCTGGACGCAGGCAGCGCTTTTGCGGTAGGTAAGGACTATTACGTATATATCTGCGACAGCAGAATTGACAGCGCAGACGAGAAATACGTAATTTCCCTTAACTCTACATACCCGACAGGCTGGAACGCTACAAACAGCCGTAAAATTGGCGGCTTTCATTATGGACGCTGCCGCAAGGTGGACAGCAATTTACAGCCGCTTAATGGCAGCAGCGTTATTTTTGGCACAGGCTGGGAAAGTGCAGTAAGCAACGGCATTGTACCACGTTCTGTATGGACACTGGGACACCGCCCGAAATGCAGCCCAGAGGGTATGGTATATTTAGGCGGCGGCACATGGGTAGACATTTACCTTAATTCTGACGACGGAGCGAAGGGCTTGAAATCAGAGTACGGCTGCGCACCTATGACGGGTACAGAAAGCATGAACTGGTACAACTTTGTAGAACGTCTGGCAAAGAGCGGTAAGCGTCTGCCGAACTATGCAGAGTTTTGCGCTTATGCTTTTGGCAGCCCTGCCGGACTGGATAACGCAAATACAAACGCATGGAGCGCCACCAGCAATACAGGCAGAGGCGTAACGGGCAGCGTAGTAAATGCCGTTTCTTCCGTGGGTGTTGTAGATGCCGTGGGGCGTG